GAAAAAAATGACAGCATACAGCGAAATAGAAAAGATGATCATTGATTTTAACACACAAGTTTTATCCTTAGCGCAGCAGAATCAGGATTTGAAGATTGAAAACGCAGATCTTAAGAGCAGAGCTTACGCAGTAGAAAACAATAAGTTAAGAGAAGAAAACAAACGACTTAACAAGCTACTAGAAGCATACAAAGCAAAAGCGGATTTATTGATTGAGCGAGTAAGGCCGCATGATTCTGACATGTGGCCGGGGGATGATGAGATTTTAAAAGCTGAAGAAGCCAAAACATTAAGGGTGATAAAGTAATGAGAAAATCGCCGCTAAAAAGAGTAAGCAACAAGCGAAAGGCAGAACTGCAGACAGGAGTTAGGCGTATTAGTCCAGCAAAGGAGGTTTCAACTTTCTTGAATAAGGGAAAGAAGCGAATCCAAAGCCGTAAAGTCTGGGTAGGTGATGTTCTCTGTGACTCGCAGTGGGAAGCAGATAAATATATAGAGCTTTTATGGTTAGAGAAAGCAGGAAGGGTAACTAACTTACAAGATCATAAAATTATAACTTTTAGAATTTTCAACGAAGCTGGAAACCATAAGCAATATCAGATCAATATAGATTTTGAATTCTTTGATAAAGATCTTAATCGATGGGTGCGGCATGACAGGAAATCCACAAAGAAATTAGTTAAAAGGAATCAAGCCGAATGGCTAGCGAGATGGGAGCTTCTGAAATTTGCAGAGCCAGATTTTCAATATGAATTGGAGTATATGAGATGAAAAACAAAATTGATTTTGATTTAAGCCTCAATGGTGATGCGCTTTATTATGAAAATATTCGCAAATGGTTTGAGCATCACGAATCAGCCGACAGTATAAGATTCGATAATGAACAGAGGCCGATATCGGCAACCTATAATGCCCCTTCAGCATGGGATTTTCAGCAAATGAAAAAAATAGATTCAGTTCTTAGGGAAGCTGGAAACAATCCCACCGCTGAAAACCTCAAGGCTATTACTGACATATTAACGGAGGTGGAACAATGAATCAAGTAAGAGTACTAGGCAATCTTGAAAGCGCAAGTGTGGAAGGTAAGCACTTTATAGCAGACGTTGAGAAAGATTACTGCATAGTGAATTTAGAAAACTATACTTTTAAGTTTGACCGGACGCAGTTTGATAACATGGAAACTTTGATCGAACTTTGCCGGGGGATTTGGGAAATTGATTAAGAAGCGAAAAGGTTTCACCGTGAAATACAAGCCAACAAAGCTTAATGCTGATATGGAGCGAGCTATCTGTGATGAGCAAATCGATTACTACAGCAAAAAACTTTACTACTTAACAGAAGCTAGGCATGTAGCAAAAGCAAGGCAGCACTTAGATCACTGGATACGCAGAAGAAAGGCTTTGGATAAATGATTAAGCTCAAAATAATATTACTTTTAAAACTAGCCTTGCAGCCTCAGCAAGTAGAAAGCTTTTTATTATCTCATGGAATCAAAGCCAGAGTTAAGATTGTTGATTTGTCTCAGCCGTTAGTTTTAGGGAATCAGTTGGACTATTTTTACACTTTAGAAACAGCATTTAGAAGCAAAAAAAGTACTTACATTCATGTTTTTACAGACCCATTTTTAGACAAAGAAAGCAAAGAGAACATGCTTGGGCTTGCAAAAAGTAAGACACGCTTTAGCCATTCCGTTTTCAATAATGAAAATTCAGCGGGGTTGGCACGTACAATTCATTCCTGGGTTGCTTTTTTGCATGAATTAGGCCACAGCATTTTAAAATTAAAGCATACAAAAAACTGTGTAACCGTTATGGATGAAGCAGCTATGGCCTGCCCGAATATCGCAGAGCTAACTTTTACAAAACAGCAGTCAAGGATAATGAAAAAATGACTAAAAAAACAGAACTAAAAATAGCTACTGAGATAGGCAGGAATGTTGCGGATTATATTTATGTGAAATGTCACGAAAAGATGTGGATGAATAGTTGTGGATGCTTAAGGCAGATAGAGCAAATCTGTCAAGTTCCAAGACCACATTTAGCAGCGGTGGAAGCAACAATTGATGAGGTAGGGAAAGAAGATAGCGGTAGTGAATTAACAGCTAAAGAACTAGTACAAAAGCTTGAAGAGTGGCAAGAGAACGAAGCTAAAGAGCATGGCTTGACTCATGAGGAAGCCACAATTCTTAAAAACCTTTTTGAAAAAGCCGAATCCCTAATCCAAGCACAGGGAGAAGTAGAAGATAGATGGATTCCGGTGAGTGAGAGATTGCCAGAGCTTAACAAAGATGTGCTTTGGTTAAATAAATACGGTGATATGGCGGTATCATGCTTAGAAAAAGGTTGGACAAATCTTTTACGTGTTCAATGGGGAGAGGCCGGAATGCTTGAGCTTGAATACCTTACCCACTGGCAACCCTTACCTACCCCACCCCGCACAAAAGATAAAAAGGAAGGTGAATGATGAATGAGAAGAGACATCTGATTTACGAGATAGCGGAAAAACTAAACTGGCAAGTGGAAGTTGATTTTGATGATTTAGAACTAGAATCTAAGGCATATAAGGCAGGGTTGTTATTTGACCAATACCACACGCTTATGTGGGATAAAGAGGGCAATGCAAGCGAAGCGGAAGCTTTAGACTCTCTACTCGCAAAGCTTCAATCGATTGTGTGCCCTGAACTCTCAGCCCTGAAACGCAAGCTAGAAATAACAGAATCAGTACTAGAGCAAGCACAAAAGGATTTTGAAAAGCAGGTAAAAGAAAAAGAAATAGCGGCGTTTGAGGCAGCGAGGGAAGTTAAGGGAAATAGACCGCCTTTTACTGAGATATTTTCTGACTATATTTACCCAACATACGAAGATTATATAAAGGAGAAAGAGAAAAATGATTAGCATAAAAGACGCTCTATATGAGCTAACCGTGAAATTAAGTAAACCGCCAAAGAGTATTACACTAAGGGAATACGATTTTAATAAGCTAAACTATGAACTGGCTCAAATTCAAACAATTGGGCATCCCGGTTCAGGTACTATCGACCCTAACAGAATATGGGTTCATGACATTGAAGTAATAAAGGAGAAAGAGAAATGATTAAAGCAGTACATTCTAAAAAGTATCCTAAAAGATTCTCCAGAGCAAAGCGTAAAATCCTCAGAGCTAGAGATATTCGAATATGCAAGATAATCACGCAGGTGCTTAACACGCCATACTTGACAGTTGATTATGATGAAGCATTTAAGAATTACATAATTTATGGACAAGGAGTCGTAAAGATTCCTATGGACTATTCAATTTAAAGGAGAAAGAGAATGAATAAACTATCAGACAAGCTAAAAGAGGCGGTGAAGAAGTGAGATGCAAAGATTGCGGATGTCTTGAGAATGTACATGCAGCAACCGGACTCTGTTTTGATTGTGCTATTGGAAAGGTTAATGATGACCCCAACTACTGCGGATTAGGTAAAATAACTACAGATGAGCATGACCCCTTCTGGCAGTCTGCCTGCGTAGACCACGATTTAAACATGAGCCACAAGCGTAAATCAGCACTGGGCACAGCCTTAGAGTTCACAGTAGACGTACTTAACACAGCAGTTATCAACACAGCTAAAGCAGCTTACTCAGTTGCGCTTGCACCAGTCTACATACTTATCGGCGGTGGTGGTGGATTGATTAGGGATATTTATAAGAGGTGGAAGAAATGATTAAAACACCAAATAGCTTAACAGATGAAATTGACAGGTTAATGAAAGAGGCTATCGACAGAGAGAATACGCTCTTAGGTGGTCTTATAGCTAGATTCATGCGAGAGCATAATCTGACAATAGATGAGGTTTGTATTGTGAGACAAATGACCCCAGAAGGGTGCGCAGTTTACCCCGGTTTGCGGTCAGTTTATGACAAGCTGCCAGTCATTACACCACCGGAGGATTGATGATTACTAAACCAAAAGGAGAGAGGTAGATGAGCGAACCCATAGCATTAAGAACCTATGAAGCTCCCTATTACTGTCAAAATTGCCATGCAAGTCATAACTATAAGTTCCCCTTTGGTACAATAGCGGCAGCGAAAGATATGCGTTGTAAAAACTGCGGGGTTTCGAAAAAGGAAATAATGGATTTTATCGCAGAAGAACATAAAAATCACATGGGAGGGCAGCTCGCAAAGCCCTTATGAGTGACTACGCCAGACGCAGAAAGAGGTTCAGGCGTAAGATTTGGGAATCGTCTGAAAAGAAATGTTTTTACTGTAGAATTGATTTGGTTTGGGGTGGAGATCCAAAGGCCGACAATGCTTTTACGATAGAACATCTCAAAGCGAGAGTTTATGGAGGCAAAACGAACCGAGCTAATTGCAGGGCTGCTTGTAATAAATGTAACAGGGAAAAAGGTTGTAAAAATATGCTTGAGTTTCTGGTGCAAAAGGACAAAGACCGAAAAGCTAGTTAAATTTTAAGAAGTAAAAAACAATAAGGAGGACTAAATGAAATACACAATAATACTAACTTTACTTTTATCAGGTTGTGTAAATACTTACTCTAAGCAGGAGGTGGATAAATATCTAACAGATATAAACCAAGAATTCATGCGCCATCAAGCATACATAGCGCAACTAAATAACGAAGTATTCAAAGCAAACATAGAGAAGGGTAAGAAGTCAGGCTGTAAAAAAATAATCCTCACTACCGGGGAATGTACAGCATAAATAATGAAATTAAACATAATAAGCAAAAAGTTAATGATAGATAGCTTACTAACAGAGCAAGTACAGGGATCAACCCATTATCATAACTCAGTAAGCCCAGAGCACCGTCTACTCTGGGCCATGCTATCAAGAGCAATAGAGGACTCAATCGGTAACGTAGGGGCAAACATTAACGAATACGAAACCCCTACAATCATAAGAGATGCTTACTGCTGGATTATGTATCCCAAATGGCTAAAGGACTATCACCTATTTTCATTCGAAAACGTATGCCAAGAGCTTGAAATAAACCCCTTAATAATCCGTAAATTCGTAGCAAACCAAAACAAAAAGCCGATTGATCAAAGGTCATACCGGGGCAGAATGAGAAACTATACTAAAGCACACAACAAAAAAGGCGCAGGCAGGCCAAAACAAATCGTTTAACCTATCCAAGAATTAATAAGGTATGCCCATTAATAATAAATGGGAAAAGGTGGACGACCTAGAATCTTCAATTCAAAAATAGAAGATAAAATACTAGAAAGATTAGAGAATGGAGAGTCAGCGAGATCAATCTGCTTAGATGAAGATATGCCTTGCTGGTCTACATTATGCAAACACTTAAGAGAAAACCTAGAGTTTTCAAACCAATACGCACGTGCGAAGCAATACGGAATAGAGCACAGGTTGGATGAGGCTTATACAAGGGCATTAGACGAAAGCCGGGATGTCATTGAGGACGTAGTTCACAAAGAAAATGAGGACGGCTCAATCACTGAATTTGTTAAGAAGAAATCAGATAACACGGCGGTACAGCGTGACAAGCTAATAATAGACCTAATCAAATGGGAAGCCTCAAGACTTCATTCTAAGAAGTACGGCGACAAGATCCAGCAAGAAGTATCAGGACCTGAAGGAAAAGACTTAATACCAGTAATTAATATCAAAATAGAAAAGTGACAGCCCTTGATTTAAGCCTGCATAAAAAACAAGGACTAGCCTTACTATCAGACGCAACTGAAATAGGGTATGGAGGGGCAGCAGGCGGCGGCAAATCGCATTTAGGAAGGGTATCAGCGATATTCTTTTGCGTATCAGTACCCGGCCTGCAGGTCTATCTCTTTAGGAGGCAATCAAACGAGCTAGTAAAGAACCACATGGAAGGACCTACTTCATTCCCTGCCATGCTTCATTCATGGGTAAAGGCTGGACATTGCCGCATAGTAAAGAATGAGATCAGATTCTGGAACGGCTCTAAAATATTCTTATGCCATTGTCAGCACGAAAAGGATGTATTTAACTGGCTTGGACCTGAAATGCATTACCTGATCATAGAACAGGCTGAACAGTTTACGCCGTTTATGCTTCAGATGTTAAGGGGTAGAAATCGAATACCTGAAGCACTTGAAATACCTGAAGAATACAGAAAGCTATTCCCAAGAGTATTATATACCTTCAATCCGGGCGGTGTAGGCCATGCATATTTCAAATCTAAATTTGTTAAAGCCCTAAAGCGTGATAGTTCCGGAGTATCTGAGATAGTCCTTCAGCCTGATGAGGAAGGGGGAAAGCTAAGGCAATTCATACAAGCTAAACTTGACGATAATCCATCAGTAAATCCAATTGAGTACAGAAAGACATTAAGAGGCTTACCACCAAGAATGGCAAAAGCCCTTGAGGAAGGCGATTTTGATCAGGTAGTCGGCGCATTCTTTCCTGAAATTGATAGAAGAAAACACTTAATCAAGCCTTTTGTAATACCAGCACACTGGACACGCATCATGTCAATGGACTGGGGAGCGTGCGGAGAGGGTGATCCTTTTTCTGTTGGTTGGTGGGCTGTATCAGATGGCGTTAATACAACCTATCCAAGAAATTCTCTAATCTGCTATCGAGTATGGTACGGCGCAGGACTGCCAAAAGTAACAGCTACTCAGGTAGCGCAAGGCATTCTGAAGCGAGAAGAACAGGAGATTAAACCCATAGTTAGGGTTGCAGGGGGTGACATTGAGCAGAAAAGGGGACACGGACCGAGCATCTTTGAAATCTTTGCACAGGAAGGGGTTCACTTCTCAAGAGCTGATCAGCGCAGACAGCCGGGACACTTACAGATGCGTGAAAGGCTAGTTGGAAAGAACGATAAGCCAATGATCTACTGGTTTGAGCAGTATGAGGACATTTTAGAAACTATTATGAACTTACAGCACGATTTACACGACCCAAATGACTGCACAGATAACGATGATCATAACGCTGAACAAACAAGATACATGTGTATGACAAGACCGTGGGTAAGGGATATAGATCCAGTCGATTTACCATTTGAAGAACAATTTAGACCACCAACATTAGATGAATTATGGAAGATAACCGAGCAGAACAGGAGCAGATTTTGAAAAAACCATCAGTAAATAAGCAAGTTAAAGCATTCGGAATGAATCGGCTAAGAAAAATGGGTTACAAAGAGGCTGATTGCAGGGCAATTCTTGCTAAGTCATTTAGAGAGCTAAAAGAAGCTTGGATTAACCATTACGGGAAGATTCAGTAATGGCAATTCCTAAAGCAGTAGGCAAAAGATACAAAGAGTCTTTAAAAAAGAAGAAAGCAGAGCCGTATGATAAGGACAGGGCATTAGTAGACCGCTGGCTTAAGGAAATATCGGTAGTTCAGCAGAATAGACGGCAGCAATCCTTCGAGAACATTGGCCAGAGAATATTAGATAAATTCAGGAATAAATCGGATGTAGACACCGTAGGGACTGACCGCTGGCAGTCTAACGTGATGTTCAACGTTTTATGGTCTAACGTGCAGGTTTTAGAGCCAGCGTTATATTCAAGAATGCCAAAGGTAGTTGTAGAGAGAACCTTTAAAGACTCAGACCCGATTGGAAGGTTAGCCTGTGAAGCAGCGGAAAGGGCAACCCATTTTAATCTAATGAGGCAGCAGGATAAGTTTAACTACATCATGTCAGGAGTAGTTCAGGATAGATTGCTACCCGGCAGGGGCATTTGCAGACTTCAATACAATGCTGACTTTGTCCCAATGTTTGATATTACAGAAGATGATGACGAGGGCGACAACGAACCAGAACCAATCGTAGATGAGTCAGGCCATCAGATAACCGAAGTAAAGCCTTATTCTGAGTCTGTAGACGTAGTTCCTGTTTACTGGCTTGATTACCTTGAATCACTATCAAGAAATCAACTAGAGGTACGCTGGCGTGCTTTTAGGATATATAAAACGAGGGCTGAACTACTCCAAGACCCACAAATAGATCCAGAGTGTGCAAAGCATATCCAGCTGGGTACAGAGCCAAGTAAGCCTAGAAGGTTTTCTAATTACGATAACCAAGACGATCAGGAGTTTTCTAAGCAAGCAAGTATCTGGGTGATTGAGGACTTTACAACACGAAAAGTCTACTGGATATCAGAAGGATATAAAGATAAGCCGCTTAAAGTCTTAGAGGATCCAAATAAGATTAAAGACTTTTTCTCATGCCCTTACCCATTAACCGCAACGACCACCACAGAATCAACGTATCCCACGGCTGATTATGTAATCTATCAGGGTTTAGCAGATGAGTTAAATTACACAGCCTCAAGAATTAAAGGAATTGTTAATTGTATCCGCCTAGTAGGTGCTCACGCTGCATCGTTTAACAAGGAAATGAAGAATATCACCAGTTTAAAAGATGGTGAAACATGGCCTATCCAAGACTGGGGCGGTTTTGTAGAAAAGCAAGGCTTTAAAGGTATGCTTGATTGGGTTCCTTTTGATAGTTGCGTGGCAGCCCTTCCAGCCCTGCAGGAATATCAAAGAAGCTTAAAAGAGCAGATTGATGAAATAACCTCAATGCCTGATATCGTAAGAGGCAGTTCAGATCCTAACGATCCAGTATACACACAGCAGCAGAAATCACACTGGACAGTAATTAAGCTAATCAAAAAGCAGCAGGATGTTCAAAGGTATTGCAGAGAGTTAATTTCTAAAATGGCGCAAATGATATTTGAGCCGGGATTTTTCACTGACGAAACCCTGTATCTTATGGCTGGAATAGGGCAGATGCCGCCTGAAAAACAGCAGCTATGGCCTGAAGCTTTAGCATTGTTACGAGATGACCGTCTAAATACTTTCAGAATTGATATTGAAACAGATTCTACAATAGCCATTGATGAAGCAGAAGCAGCATCACGCTGGGGGCAGTATATGGCTAATCTTAAGGGCATCATTGGTGATGTAGCGAATATATCAGAAACCACACCTGAATTTGTAAACCCAGTAATTGAGACAGCCCTTCAGTACGCAAGGTCTTTAAGAACAGGACGATCCGTTGAGGGTGCTTTAGAAAAATCAATGGAGGAATGGGATAGGAAAATCAAAGAAATGCAGGCTAATCCACCACAAACACCCCCAGATCCAGCCATAATTAAAGCTCAAGTGGATGGGGAAAAGAATCAGATGGACTTTCAAATCAAACAGCAGGAATTAGGGCTTAAGAATCAAGAATTTCAGTTTAAAACCTACATAGAACAGCAGCAATTAATGCTTGATAGTCAGAAAAATGAAGCTGATTTTATAGTTAAGAGCGAAAAGAACCAGATAGACGCAGGAGAGCAATTAACCAGAGGCCAGATTGATAAGATGCTGGCTGATATCGATATTTTCCAAGCTGAATTTAAGAATAAATTAGAAGAATTTAAGATAGCCACTCAAACACAGATTGAGCGTGAGAGATTAGACTTTGACAAGAAAGCCAAGATTTTAGAAGTCCAAGAAAAGATCATGGAAGAAAATCGCATGGCTAAAGATCAAGCTTTAGAGCATAAGCGCATGTTACTTGAGCATAAGCAGGCAATGCACGAAGTTAAGGAATCAACTAAAGCAGCTAAAGAAGGTAAGTCAGACGGTGAAAAGAAAGAGAAAAAATCCGATCCGGTAATAGTTAATACTGGCCCTGTTACAATGACAGCACCAGAAAAAGAACCACCACCTAAAAAGTCAGGAAAAAAGAAATATAAGTTAAGAAAGAATAACGATGGCACCTATGAAGCCGAATCAGAGGAATTAGATTAATGACAAGGAAGCTTTTATCTAACAACATGTGGGATAATAACCCAGCTATTCCACTAGCTTTTGAGGGTGATGAGGTTACAGGATTATCTCAGGTTGTAACAATAGGCGGCGGCTCCGGCGTTAATCCGCTTAATTCATATCAAATATCAGATTTAGATGAGGCTACATCTACAAAGTATTACGGCTTTTTAAATACTGATGGCGACTGGTACATATTAAAATTAACAAGTACAGAGGCGAGGTATGCAGCAGGCACTTCAAATTACGCTACTAACTGGACTGGCCGTGCTGGATTAACTTACGATTATTTTAATGCGGTATTCTAATGGCATTTGTATTTAATCCTATAACCGGAAAGCTTGATAAGGTTACGCAGATAGGAGATCCAACGGGCGGAACATGGGGATCTGTTTTATTTGTAGATTCAAGTGGCAATCTTAAACAGGATAATACCGGCAGCCCTAATTATTACGGGATAACAGCATTTAATAATACTTCCGATCCAGCAAATAGCTCTTTAAGAGTAGGTAATGCCGCTGGCGGCGGTTATTTGTATGTAGGACAAGCAACGATAGAGGGGAGCAATCCCGTTTCTCTTGTTGGAAATGGACAGGTAAACTCAAATTCAGGGGGGCTTTATTATTTTGATTTTATCGAGGAAGGTTTTAAGAGACTAGCTGATTATAACTATTCAACAGAAACATTTTATTTCGGCCCTCATAGTTCCCAAACATCAACAACACAAACAGAGCTTGGCACAATTTCAGTTATTAAAGATGACGGAACGGTAACACACTACAAGCCATCAACAGATTCAAATGCTAACAGGGGGGCGGCATTAGTAACAGCAATGAGCGCAGCCGCTGCAGGCGATACGGTTAGAATCGGGGCAGGAACTTATCAGATAAACTCAACACTTACGCCGCTTGATAATATGTCTATAATCGGGATAGGTAATCCGATAATTGTCACAAATGCATTTAGTGACGGCACACCAGCTATCACACTTCAAAATGATAATATAACTATTCAAGGCATTACAGTTCAATCAAATACTACTTGCTTAGGACTTCATTCAGCAACACCGACAACTATCAGCAATTTAATAATAAGAGATGTAGTAGCAACTGTAACAGATACGGATGCAAACGCCTTAATGTTTTCACAGAGTCATGGCGGAGGAAATACAGAGCATTTAGTCACAGCAAATATTTATAATTCAAGATTTATAGGCGGTACTTCTGCCGGATTCGGATCTTATGCATCTTTGCAAACAGGTTCATTAATGAACTTCTATGATTGCCATATTTACGGCGCTACAGATGGATATTTACATAAGAACAGCTCAGGAACTTCTACAGGCGTAACAAATATATTCGGCGGTCAGGCTTATTCAGTTCTAGATGCAGTTACTTCAGGCGGTACGGGTAACGTAATTAATTGTTATGGAGTTTATGCAAGCGGCGATCAGGCTGATTTTTACGGAGATGATGGCACTGTAAATATTTATTGGTGTATAGCAGCGCACGGCTCAAGCTACATAGTAGGTAACGGAATAAACAGGGCTATTATAAATACTGCAATCGGTGATATTGAAACGGTGGACGGGGATATATTATTTACAAGCTTTGGAGGTTCACCAGATGCAGGGGTTCAAAGAGTAGGGGCAGCGCAATTAAAAATCACTGATGGAAGTACCGGGATCGGCGGCTTAAGATTTGCGCCGAGAGTAGGCAGCACCACAAGCTCAGCAACTCCAACAATCAATACAGATAATGTTGATGCTTACTCAATTACGGCACTGGCAACGGCAATAACTTCATTTACAACTAATCTTTCGGGAACGCCGTCAAATTTTCAAAAGCTTACTATCAGGATTAAAGATAACGGAACTGCAAGGGCTATAACTTGGGGATCATCTTTTCAAGCAATGGGCGCTGCACTTCCTACAACTACAGTTATAAGCAAAGTGCTAACAGTAGGATTTATTTACGATACGGTGGCGGCTAAATGGGGATGTGTGGCAAGCGCACAGGAGGCGTAATTGGCAAATAGATACTGGGTAGCAGCAGCACAACAAAACTGGAATGACACAACATACTGGTCAGATACTTCAGGCGGTGCAGGCGGCTTTTCTGTTCCGGGTTCTAGTGATGACGTTACTTTTAACGGTAGCGGAGTAGGTAACTGCGTAATCAATGCAGCGGTCAATGTAAACTCTTTAAATATCGCATCCGGCTACACTGGTACTTTTAACAATGCGACTAACGATCAAAGCATAACAGTTGCGGGAAATTGCACATTAAACGCAGGAACGGTAACAGCAGGCGATGCGACTTGGACAATCGGCGGTAATTTTTCAAATGCTTCAACGGCATTCACGGCTAACCTTTCAACGGTTGTTTTAACTGGATCGGGGGTAACTCTTACATCAAGTAACTCAGATGACTTTTATAATCTTACAATAGCGTCAGGGGCAACGGTTACTAATTCAGGTAATATTGATATTAACGGCAGCGGCGCTATTTTACAAATAGATGGCACGCTTACAATGAACACAAGCACGCTAAGGTTGAATACCGGGGGGTGTTCATTAAGAGTATCATCAACAGGGATATTGCAAGGTACAGGAACGTTGCAGCTTTTAATTGACACAAGATGCACACAGCAAGACGGACAGATAACGATTGCAAATATGATTATGGAATCACGCCATGCAACGGCAAATAGCTTAGTTCCGGGAACTTATGAATCGCCTAGCGTATTATTCAGAAATGGCGACGCATTAACAAGAGTCTTTGAACTTCAATCGGGTACTTATATCTTTACTGGCGACGTCCAAATAGCAAATACTAATTCAGGAACTTACAATTTTAACTGCAACGTAAACAATCCTAATATTGAATTTCGGGGAAACGTAACACTTTCAGCAAGTGCAGGAACACTTAACTATAATAAGGGAACTGGCACAATCACACTTGCACCAGCTTCAGGAACTAAAACAATTAATTTCTTTGATAAATTTGTAGAGGACATAGAAATAGACGGAGCCGGAACGGTACAATTAACAGATGGCGTTATTACTGATTCTTTTACAGGCACTACAGGAACAATTGATTTTAACGGCCAGAGCATAGAGACAAACAATAATTTCACATTAACATCAGGCTGTAACATTATCTCAGATGCCGATGCTATGAACGCATGCAGCATACTAGTAGGGGGTGACTTTTTAGCCGAGGGTTCAAACGGCGACTTGCTGGACTTAGGCGCTACAGCAAGCTGGACTTTATGGGTAGTAGGTTCAGCGAGTGCGGATTATGTAAATGTAGAGTATTCGGATGCATCTTCAGGCACGACAATTGATGCAACTAACTCAACAAACGGCGGTAACAACTTAAACTGGAACTTCATAACAGCAAGTTCTGGAAATATGTTTTTGGTGTTTTAATGCCGATAGCAGCCCTAAGACCCTATCACTGGTTTGACATAGGCGGAATAAAGCTTAAGGAAACGCCTTTAGTTAAAGAAGAATCAAAAGAAGCTGACGAAATAACCCTTGAGCTTGAGGAATCACAGATTGTTGAAACTCCAAAACCAAGCCCTAAACCATTAACATTAAAAGAAATATATCCAAAACCTCCTAAGCCTAAAATTGATTATGAGGCTATAAGGCTAAAACAAGCAAAAGAGAGAGAGGCTTTAAGGGCAATTAAAGAAAAATTAAGGCTTGAGGCTAAGGCGGCAGCAGAGCGACACGCTAAGAAACTGGAGGAAGAAGCAAGGGAGCATGAAGAAGTATTATCCCTAGTCATTTTCCTTGATGATTAAAATTTAACCTATCCAAGAATTTTTAATATCCCGTACTAGTACCCTTAATGGGGAAGATAATCTCTAAAATTCATAATTACGGGCATGAGCACGAATCAGAATGGCCTCCACGCTTTGGGACACGTACTAATTTAATCACGCCTAAAGAAAAGAAGAAATACGAGTCAAAATCAGCATTTGTACATCAGGATTCTTTTAAAAGCCCACTAAGACACCCAAAAACAGGGGAAATGGTGGATTCAATGACCCGATGGAATGAAATCAATAAAGAGCACAAATTGGAATGCGTAGGAAATGACTTACTTTCTAAGTACAAACCTGACTTCAAAGACAAGATTACAGAGGAAAGATTCAACGATGCTTATGAGCAGGCATGGAGCATAGAAACTGACCCTTTCAAGCGCAGTCAGCAGAGAAATAAACAACGAGAAGAATTAGAAAAACACTATGACGCACAGGCTAAAACCATGCGTCCTTCAATGTCTAAAGCGGAAATGATGCAAATGCTGGGGTATGACAAATGAACGATCATAAATTTATGGATGGAATACTGGATCAGGCTCAGGAGCAAATCAGCTCAAATACTGAGGTAGAAGCACCAGTAACAGAACAGGTTGAAACACAGACCACAGATGAGCAGCATGAGGATATCGCTGTAAAAGAAGCCCTTGAATCAAAAGAAGAAAAGAAAAAGCCATCAATCAGGGATATGGCTAAAAAGGCACTTAAGGCAGAAACAGGCCAAAAAGAAGTGCCAGAAAAAGAAGAAGAAACAGAACAAGTCACTGACCAAGAAGCTGATACAGACGTTGAAATAGAAGAAGAAGCGCACGCCGCAGAGCCTGCCGCCGAACCTATTAAACCTCCCGTATTTTGGTCAGCCGAAAGAAAGAAACTGTTTGAGAAAGCAGCACCGGAATTGCAAAAAGTAATTGCGGACCGTGAGCTTGAACTTCAACAGCAGATTAGTCGGGCAGCTAGGGAAGGAAGTAACGGAAGCTATGAAAAGCGTTTTTATGAAGATTTTGAATCGCCAGAGGCAGCAAACCTTCATAAAGCGAAACTTAAAGCTCAGGGCATTAACGATCCTATAGCAGAATTACATCGCTATAGAGCATGGGACAGAGTAGTAGAGGCTGATCCTTTAGCAGTATGCGCTGACCTTCTAAGAAAAAATGGCTATTCACCGCATGACCTTCTAAACGAAGCAAGCGAGGTACAAAGAGAACCAAACCAGTATCAGGATCCAAGAGTTGATGAGGCTATTAAGCGTGCCGAAGCAGCTGAAAAGAGGATGCAGGAATGGGAAGCTAATCAAGAGATCGCCAGAAAGGCTCAGTTCGTCAATTCCTTTAAAGAGGGATTAGACTCAACAGGGCAAAAGAGGAAGGATTTCTGCGAGCTTTATTCATTCCAGATTGATCAGGCTTTTCAGAATGCAAAGGCAGAATATCCAATGGCTACAGATGAGCAGCTATTAGATCATGCTTATGAAAGTGTAAAGGCAGCAGTGAGCCAGTTTCACGGAGCATCAGCAGCGCCAAAACCAGAAGTTAAACCACAGCCAACTAAAGAAGAAAGAATTGCTAATGCAAAGAAAGCTTCAGCAGCTGCAAGCAAATCTTTTGGCGGACCTAATACCGGAACAGTTTCTCAGAAACCTCGTTTAAAAGGAAAAAACTTTAGCGAGAAATTTGATAGCGCATTTGAAATAGCCGCAGCAAGGGTAAATTCAGCGCACTAATTTCTCATTACAATGAGGAATTTAATTTAAATGACAAGTCCAAATGCAAATTTTGCTGGTGACCTGTTATCGACAACAGCACAGCTGTTACAAGATGACCTGTTTGACCAGATTTTAACTAAAAATGCTACTACCGCAGTACTAAAAGAAAATGGAATGGTGACTGGTGGTGATTGGGGTATCTCAATCGCTATTCCAATCATGTATGCCGAAAACGGATCTTACTTCAGGTATTCAGGCTCTCAGCAGCTTAATACTAGTTCAAATGAAGTATTTAGCGTGTTTCAGTATGAACCAAAGCAGATTGCTTTGAACGTACAGGCAAACGGCAGGGAAATACACCAGAACAGAGGTCCGGGGCAGAACAGAAATCTAGTTAAAGCTAGGTTTATGAATGCCAAAACTACCTTTGAAAATCAGTTCAATATCGATGTCCTATCAGCTGGTTTACTTTCAAATCAGATTGGTGGACTTCAGCAGTTAATCTCTGCTGACGGTACAGGAACAGTAGGAGGTGTTTCACGCTCTGCTTATTCTTTCGCAAAGAATCAGTTCTACAGAGCTACTACTGACGGCGGCGCTGCACTAAGTGCATCAAATATCATCACCTACATGGATAGGCTTGATATTCTATTGCAGTCTTACAAAGCGAACATTACAGCAATCGTATCTGATAATGACAGTTATCAGTATTACGAAGCTACTGTACATCCGCTTCAGAGATTAGCACCAACAGAAGGAACACTAGGAAAACTAGGATTCAGAACTTATCAGTACAAACAGGCTGAAGTAGTTCTTGAGCCAACAGTATCCGGTATGCCTTCAAAAACTCAGTACTGGCTAGATCCAGAAGTGTTAGAGCTTTGCTTTTATAACGGAAGAAACCTAACAAGATTGGATACTCGCTATTCATTTAACCAAGACGCACAGATCGAATATCTGGCATGGATGGGTAACCTGACTGCTAAGAATTTCCGACGCCTTGGAACTTTAAACAACGACTAAGGGAGGAAATAGAAAATGGCATTATCAGGAATTTTTCCAGTAACAATAGCTCAGGCACAGTTTGAGCAGACATACACAGCGATCAATGGGGATGACAAATCATTTCCCGGCTGGAAGCTAGGTGATGTTTGTATCGATAACTTGGGCGGTCAGTGGATTTTCGTCAAAGCAGGCGAACTTCTAACGCAGTATTCGCTATGTGTAGTTCTTAACTCATCACTTGAGGATGGAACTTACGTGGCAAACATGGTCGAAGCAGCAGACATAGCAACAGGACCTAAGATACTTGGTGTCAATCAGGTAGCTATAGCATCCGGTTCTTATGGCTGGTTACATCGTGGTCCCGGTGGACGTTACGGATCTGGTCTTAAAATCAGAGCTGAAAACGCAACTAAGGGAGCACTTCTACATCCGCTGTCTGGTACAGCTGGTGCAGTAGACGATGCAAACGTGGATGAAGGCGTTATTGCAGGACTTCAGACTTTAGTAACTACAACTACTTTAACAGCAGTTGAGTACATAGCTACTACTATTCTGACTTGCAACCTAACAGAAGTCGACTAACAGCTAACTTTTAAAGGGGCTGTTAATTCAGCCCCGATTTTTTTAGGGGAAAATATGGCAATTCAGAAACCGGGCATTAAAGGTCTTACCTATCAGGAAGATTATCAGCTAACAGACGACACACCGCCGACAGGCTGTCAGGTTCGTTTCTCAGTTGAGAAGGTCTACATGGTTGCAAAATCCAAAGAAGAAAAAAGGAGAGTCTATCAGGACTTTGTTTATATTAATTGGGTTAATGAACTAGGACGATCTACAGGCAGAGCCAGAATAAATGATGAAGTAAAATTCAACGAAGAAACTGGCAAATGGGACATTATCGCTCTGGATATACCTCAGAGAAGCCATATTACGCTTTTTCAGGATGAATGGAACATGTTCTATGACGGAATGCACTCAGAAGTTGCAGGCACTCCGCTGGCACTATTATTCCCATACAATCCTACAAGAGAGGACGTTTATAAAGCCTATCATATTACAACAATCGAGCAGCTTGAGAAATTAACTGATTCAGATTGTCAGCAGATTGGTATGGGGGCACTTGATGACCGCAATAAGGCCAGAAAATACATGAATAGTATTAACGGCAATATCGGCGCAATCGAGTTTAACGCTGCTTTAGCTGAAAAGGATTCAGAAATCAGTTCTTTGAAAGGTCAGTTAGCTGATCTATCTGAGAAGTTTGCAAAGTTCTTAGAAGCTCACAGCGAAAAGGAAGAAAAAGTTATTCCAGCTAAAAAATCAAAAGTTAAACAAGAAATAACAGGAGCATAAGAAAATGAAACAAGTATTACTATCATTAATATTAATATTAGGACTTGCTACAGCTGCAAATGCACAGCCAACAGCACAGGATCTATCTAATGGATGCGGATTACCAGAAGTAAATTGTACATCCAAAATAATAGATTTAACTGATGGCAGTTCACCGGGTGAGTTTACAAGTTTAGAAGCAACAGAAAGCTTGCTTGCAAGTTCTGAAACAGTTGCAGGTGCAGGAACAACCGTAGCAGATGCAGCGCAGCTATCAGCTACAAAGATAGTTCATAGGATAACTGGAGCTAATGGCACAGTCGGCTGGAAGATGTCAGCTAGTATGCCAGTGAATTCAGTTCAAATCTTACTGAATACTACAGCTGGTGTAGCAAAGATTTATGCAGAGTCAGGCGGCACTGTAAACGGTGGTTCAGCAGATGCGGCTTTTTCTGCCTTAACAGGCATTAAACCGATTATTTGCATAAAAACAGCAGCATTAACTTATTTGTGTGCATAAAACATGAAAAAATTACTAATTGCCTTATCCTTACTTATACCGTCTATCGCTCTTGCTGAATTTCCGGGGATAGTTAATAGCTCACAAGCTACACTATACGGATCTCAGCAAGAGTCCGGCCCTTTAGCAATGGACACTAAGGGCAATCTTTACGCAAGAGTTATAGACGGAGGCTCCGGCCTGTCTCAGTCTGTTATTCCTGTTAGTAATAATACAAGCCTTAATGGGCTTGGCACAGCGCCTATAGGATACGCAAGGGCTACTACTGATGCTGCGGAGGCTGGGTCAACTACTACGGTTATTAACGCCACAGCGCATAGCGCTAGGGTAGGAGATGTTATTCAGTTTACTTCGGGAACTGCTACAAATTTAGATGCATGGTCTCCAGTAAGTGCAGTAACAGCAAATACCATAACTGTCTCGCATGCATTTCCCTCAACAGTAGCAGCCTCAGATGGTTTTTATATTTTACGACCGGGGCCACTTTATACATCAGATCCGAGATTGACAGGCACAGGGGCAGGGTTACAGGTTTCTATTGATTCTGGGTATCAGACCACAGCAAGTGGTATCCTTAAGTTAGAAGACGCAGCCCATACAACAGGGGATGCAGGGGTTTCAGCTTTAGCTGTTAATTTAGGAAGTGCAGCTTTTGCAGCAACCGGAGCAGCTAATGATTATGTACAGTTTATTCAAGATGCAGACGGCAGAACAGCGGTAAATCCATTCGGTGCTAATACTTCTAACTTTTGGAATGGTTGCGGAACTGCAACAGCTACAACATCAGACGTAGCAATTAAAGCTTCTGGTGGTGGTGGTGTAAGAAACTATGTAACTTCTGTCACTTGTGCTAGTTCAGATGCAGATAACGCAACTAATATAAATTTCAAAGACGGCTCTACAGTCGTGGCAGTAGGCGGTGTTAATCAGATGGCTACAACTTCAGCCGGAACATTCTCAGCAGTTTTTTCAACCCCGATTAGAGGCACAGCAGCAACAGCATTCAACTTCAATACAGCGGTATCAACATCAAGTGTTATTTGCTGTGCAACTGGATTTACAAGCTCAAACTAACCAATGAAAACCCTAAGCTATATAACTGAAGGAATGTACATAGCAGGAGCTGGATTATTATTTCTTATATTAATAATCCCATTAATGGCAGGGGCTTTTCTTTATTCGATTGCGGAGAGTAGGTTTGAATGACAATACTTTCCATAGCTCAAAGATGCGCCGAACGATTACAGATAACTAATCCGGCTACTTTTGTAGGATCATCAAACAATAACTATATCCTTCTATTAGCAATGATTAGAAGGGCTATAGATGAGATATCAAACGAGTTTGAATGGCCTGAACTTACAAGCTTTTATGAGTTTAAACTAATCGATGGGCAGACAAATTATCCGCTTCCCTATGACTTTGACAGAAGGATTAACGAAACTTTATGGAATAAGGATCAGCACTGGCCTTTAATCGGACCAGTAACAGCTCAAGTCTGGGAGCAGTACATTAATGGATTTATTACCACACTTCCACGCCAAAGATTCAGAGTAGTAGGGGCATCAGATAATCAATTTTATATTAATCCAACTCCTGACGGTTTAGACGGCCAAAGAATAGTTTATGAGTACATTAATAGATCAAAAGTCAGGCCAGTAGCATGGGCGGCTAACACTGCTTATACGACTTCAAGCTATGTCTGGTTTAACGGCTTAATCCTTAAAGGTGCTGTAAATGGAACATCAAACGCAGATGCCGGGCAACCTCCAGTTTATGGAATTGACAACACTACAAGATGGGATCCAATCCCTGATTATGTAGCAAGCCAAGTTTATTATAAGGAGCAATTAGTATATGCGAATTCTAAGGTATATAAAGTTACTACTTCGGGTCTTTCGTCGGCGAGTTCTCCGTCCGTTACTTCGGGATCTGAGACGCTAGGAACGGCAGTATTTGAATATCAGGCAACACCTTCAGCATGGGCAGGCGGTACATCCTATTCAGACGGTGATTATGCTGTAGCTAATTCTCATGCCCTTAAATGCATTCAGGATGGAACTTCAGGAAGATTAGCACCTAAGTTTTACGCAGTTTACGGAGCAGTTACCACCTCAACAGGTCAACTAGCACCTCCAACTATAACTAAAAAGATAGCTGACGGCGCAGGAACTTTAGTCTGGGATGTTTACGAAAATGAATACACAATTTCCGCTGATACAGATGAAGTAAAAATCAATGAGCAGATAATTATAGACGGTGCGTGCTGGAGGTTCTTACAAGCCAGAGGCTTTGAGTATGCAGAAGATAAAAGAATTGCAGATATTCAAAAAGAAGCGATTAAAGCGAATAAAATAGGAGCTTCTACAGTAGCAATGAACTATCAGGCTTATGCTTGGCCGTGGGCGATTGGCTGGTGGTCTTATCCTAGTGGTGACTATAACCCGCCGAGTTAAGTTTATGTTTAAGAAATATAACGAACAAAAAAGCAAAAAAGCATTCCTTGAAAAGATTGAACGAGACGAATCAGGCTGCTGGAATTGGAGTGCCTCCATGAAAAAGTTTGGTTATGGGCGTGCTAGCTATATGGGAAAACACGATCTCATGGCACATAGGGTATCTTGGATGATATTTCGAGGCGAGATTCCTAAAGGGCTATACGTCTGCCATAAATGTGACAATAGAAAATGCGTTAAGCCTTCACATCTTTTCTTAGGGACGCATGATGACAACATGAGAGACGGAGTAATAAAGAAACGTTTTTTAAGTGGTGAAAAAAGAAAGTTAGCTAATAACCCTAGAAAGGGAGAGGCTCACCATAATTCAAAACTTTCAGCCGAACAAGCTTTAAAAATTATTGAACTAAAGAAGGAGGGAAAAAGTTATACCGAGATCACATCTTTGATTGGTACTAATAGAGGAACGGCCTGCGATGTTGTATGCGGGCGCACATGGAGCCATGTTACAAACATTAACCCACCAAGTTAAACATGGCACAAGTACAGTTAAATCCAACGATTGAGCTAACACCTTATCAGAAGTATCAGCAGGCTTTATTAAAGTATCAGGCTCAAAATCCGCAGCTTAATGCTCAGTATGAAACTTATGGAGTAGCACCGCCAGCACCGACACAAACGGGGCCATTAGATCAAGGGGCAAAGATTGCAGCTACTTTAGCAGCAAAAAAAGCTGGCGCAGCACTTGCCTCACAATTTGGAGGGGCTTCAGCAGCTACTGCAGCAGGACAAACGGCAGGAACGGCAGGAGCAAGTATAGCTAATGCCGGGGCAGGGATAGGATTAAAAGGATCCGCAGCTGCAGCGCAAGCAGGAAGCACGCCGGGAATCACAACAGCAGGCACTTTAGGTGCTATGGCTCCTTTACTTGCAGCGGGCGTTGCAGCGTATACTGCTAAAGAGGGTTATGACGCCTATAAAAATAGCAAAGGAGGTTTTAAAGGTGGTATACAAGGCTGGAAAGATAGTAGTCCACTCGTAAAATACAATCCCGTACTCGCTTGGGCTCCTTTTGCCGGGGGTCTTTTAGGTCATAAATCAACAAAACAATACCAGCGTGAAAAATGGGGAGAACTTGCCAACTCTGCAAGTATACCAACTCAAAATTACGCTAACAGTTACCTTGATTATCTAAAATCAGATCAGGCAGGAATTGACGCACAATATCCAAACACATTTGAAGGAAAAAAAGAAGCTGGAACACTAAGGGCAGAGGATGTCTGGGGCGGTCATGGAATGTTTAAAACTTTCGGTGATGACTGGCTAGGAAAATACACAGAGGATCAAAGACGAGCAGTATCTAATGCCTTACTGGCTAACGATCTAATAAGAACTTCAAAAGGTGATCAGTACATAACAGATGAAGCAAAAGCAAAAGAACTTGCAGCTAATTCAATTCAAGCACTACTTGCAAAGCCAGTAAACAATCCTAACAGCCCCGGATTTAAGGACGGGAAAAGGATAAATCTTGGCACTAGATAAGACTTATTCTAAGACAATACCTCCGCCAGTGCTCGGATGGAACACGAAGGATCCGATATCTCAAATGGATCCGCTTTATGCTCCTGAAATAGTAAACTACTTTCCCGGTAATGGCGTAGTAAGCCTTAGAAATGGCTACACGCAGCATGTAAAGACAGCTAGCGGGGATGGATATTAT